TTATGTTGAATACTTTTGAAAGCGACGATATTCAGATTGGTTTTGACGCCCCAAATAGAGCCATAGTAGCACGAGGTGAGGGAAAAGTTGTATTGGTAATGCCTGTCATGCGAGAAAATTAGTACAACGTGTAAAAAAAACTTGTTATATTTGCGTCATGAAATATAAATCGGTTTATCTTTGTACGTCAACAGATGGGAAACAGGTGGTATTGAAGCAGAAGAGCCATGTTGCACGGTACTATAACATTCCATATGAGATAATTAAATGGAAGTTCAAAGAGAGTGACGAAATACAGGCAATGGGGATGACATCCAAGCGAATAAATTTATTATTAACATTCAAACCAAACACATTATGAGTTCATTAAATTCTATCTACATCAAGCGTGAAACGCTAAAAACGATGTTAAACACTTTGGAGATGACTGGCAGGGACGGAATAGAGGTCACAGTCAGCATCAATGATGAGGGCAACGAATACGGTAAGAACGTTGCGTGCTACATCTCTCAGACAAAAGAGGAGCGTGACGCCAAGAAGCCGAAATTTTACGTTGGTAACGGAAAGACATTCTGGACAGACGGTGTTATAAAAGTATCTGATAAAAAGTCAGGTATTGAAGACGCCGTTGTTGTTAACGAAGCTTTGCCATTTTGATAATTTGCGACTCCTGTCAAACCATTAGTGCTGATGGTTTGTTTTGTTTAAGATGTGGAAGTACAGACGTTGAAGAGGTAGGGCAGGAGTTGCCTTTTTGAAACTATGGATAATAGAATAAAAAAAATATTAGATGTTGACTGGCGTGAAGTAAAAGACTTCCAGCCTGAGAATTTCAAAGTGCCTTATCACGGCGAAAAAATAAAACAGTCCATACTCAAATATGGATTCAGCGTTCCGTTTGCGGTGTGGGAGAAAGATGGGATTTACTACTGCATAGATGGGCATCTTAGGAAAGAGATACTGTATGAGTTGCAGCATGAGGGGTTTAAAGTACCAAGTACATTGCCAGCCTATGTATTGGAGTGTGCAGATGAGAAGGAAGCTGCCGAGATGTTATTGGAGGTGTTCAATACTAAGTCTAACCCAATAAATTATGACATCCTTGAGATGTGGTCTGATAGCATAGGTTTTGATGTTGACTTTGGGAACCTGCATATGGAAATGGACGTTGATGTTATTGACGACGTAAAAGAAGAAAAAGAGCACGAAGACAAGCATTTAATAACGTTGAATTATGTTGAAGACGATTATCATCAGGTAAAGGATGCTTTACTTAAAATTGCAAAGTCACCAGAAGACGCAGTGTGGAAACTATGCTTTAAAACTGAAAAGTAACCGTTAGTGAAAGGAAAAATACACCTACACCCAAAGGCCAATACGAATGGCTTCGACAAAAACCCACAGAATATAGCGGGCAAAGGTAAATCAGTGTCCATAAAGTCGTATATTGAAAGGATATTAAGCGACAATGGTACTACTCAAATACCTAAAGAGCAGGTTATAAAAGTAAATGACGATGGCTCGGTGGTCATAAAAGTGCCAACACAGGAGGCATTGGCCATGAAGTTGTTGGCGTGGGCAATGTCCAGGAAGGGAAATGATAGCATTAAAGCCATCCAGATGATTATGGATTACTTTGATAAAAAGGAACCGACGAGTTTGGAGGTCACTTCAAAAGATATGGTAATCGCTGCAACAGACGAACTGATTAACTCATACTATTGCCCTGAACAAAAGAAATGGTTGAAAATTGGTGATAACTAACATCATATTTTTCTTGTTTGCATGGTTCGTCATCGCAAAGTTTGTACACCAATCAAAGGTGAACAAGACGTTCCATAATTGGAACCTGACGGTGGCAAAAGAGTTATCGGAGCACAACGTATTTAGGGAGTACTGCAAGTTGTCAGAAGAACTATGTGACCTTGATATAGAGTTAGAAGATGCAGAAGGCAAAGAGGATTATGAAAAGTGCATGGCATTGGATATAAGGATGCGGGTAATAGAAGAGCGTATAGACGAACTAAGGGGAAGACTGCATGGTGACGTGGATCGCTGGAAATGACTATCAGTTATCGAATGAGTTGAATGAACGTAGCAAGCTGGCCCACCGAATCCTCCTGCCGCTGCACTATCAAAAGACATTCACATCAGATGCCACCTACAAAATATGGTACGGTTCAAGGGTGTCTGCGAAGACGTGGGTAAAGGCAGTTGAGTTAATCCACAAGGCAAGGTCACAAACATACTTCAGGGGATTGTTCACAAGGCAGACACAAAAGGATGCCAGGGAGTCTCAATTCCAGTTATTCAATGACATGATAACAAAGATATATCCGTGGTTGCAGGATGAGTTTGCTATACATAAGTCAACGATGAACATCACCCACAAGAATGGCAACTTTATGAGGGGTGCGAGTTTTGAAGACCCTATAAGGTCATTGGCAGAATACACAGACTTTTGGATTGACGAACCGATAACGAGGCAGGGCAGCGTAAAGAAAGACGACCTGCTGGATCTCAAAGGTACGCTTCGAAATTCATACGGTATAAAAAGTCAAATACACCTCACCTTTAACCCTGTGTCAAAAAACACATGGATATATAAAGACTTTTTCGAGGAGCCTAAATTCAATGATGTGGACACATTGGTGTGCAACTACCAACACAACCCGTTCTGTCCACCTGAGAAAATAACGGAGCTTGAAGAATACAAATTTATAGACCCTGACAGGTATGCCGTTGACAGCTTAGGGCAATGGGGAGAGATAAGGAACAACGATCCGTTCTTTAACCATGTTAATCGCATAAGATGGCAGAACCATGATGTATCAGACATTGATGATTTATGGGCATCGTTTGACTTTAACTTCAGCCCGACGACTGTTATCTTTGCCCAGAAGATATATGGATATGGATTGGTCATTCTTGATACTGTGCAAAAGAATGGCGGTACAGAAAACTTGTGTTATGATACCAAAGACGTAATTTACAATCACGGTGGGCGAAAACTTGTGACGGGTGACTTCAGCGGAAACCAGCGTTCCAGTGTCGGAGGGATAAGGGCAGGTCAGGAGGTTACGGATTACCTACACGTCCTGAATGTATGGAACCTAACGGATGGAAATTTGATTGACACAAAACGTGTCAACCCGATGTTCCACCTTAGCAGGGATTTGTGTAATCAGGTGATGTACAAGATACCTATATACTTTAATGACACTCCAGGTAATAGGGCATTGTATGACGACCTATACAAGGCACAGGTCATAAAGACAAGCACGGACAGGATAGCACTATACAAAAACAGGGATGCAGGTTATGGGATGGACATGACCGACGCTTTCAGGTACTTAATAAACGCCATGTTCCCAGACTTAAATAGGGATGTGGAAAGATTCTTGTGAGTGGGGTTAGTTAAAAAATTAAATATTATGATAGACGCAAATAAATTAAAAAAAATACAAGATTGTAAGGGCAGATTAAAAGAAATAGTTGGAGATGAAGGTGTATTACAACTCGCAAAAAATGGGATTTGCCCACATTACATAATAACTAACCCGATTACAAGGGAAGAAAGTATTTGGTTTATACCATCGGAAATAAATGAATGGTTTGAAACAAATTTCATTAATTATAGGGATGGGGCGTTTGTGCAAAATTACACATTTGTTCACTTCAATAAAGAAATGCATAAGGCAAACGGTACTATTCCTAATGAATTGTGTAAAATAAAAGAATTATATCATTTACCAATTGAGCATATTAGTACACCACCAGGAATTTATTTTTTATGCAAAAACGGCAAAATACAATACATTGGACAAGCTGTAAATGTTGCAAGTAGAGTTATCACTCACATAACCGAAGGATTAAAAGATTTTGATAGTGTTTTCTTTATTACTTGTTCCATCAATAGATTGACGCAACTTGAAAGTAGTTTAATACGATATTTTCAACCTGAATTAAATAAAACTTGTCGTATTAGTTCAAGTCAGATGGATGAAATGGTTGTTCAGTCGCTATTTAATGATGAATGATGAGATAAAGTGTTTCTTGTGATGGATTTAATTTGACATCAAAGATTTTAAGTAATCAGCTACCAATTTCTTGACATCCTGTATCTTTGATACAGGAATACGGAAAGTTACTACCTTCGTAGGCTCTCCGTATTTTGGTTTGGCACCAGAGTTGGGTTACGATGAATGTAAGCATGAAATATATTTTAAAGGGGCAAAATAGAAATTAGATAAAAAAAAGGTATATATTTGCGGTCAGAAAAGGGGATGGGTGTTAAACAACACCTATGGCAACAATAGCTGAAGAAAATATAATCATTTCGTTTCAGGTCGAAACGGATGGCATTAATGTAGCGAACAAGTCAGTAGCTGCATTAAATCAGACTGCCGAAAAGTTAAACAAGGTAAAGATAGACTTTGTTGACAGTAAGACCATAGCCAACAAATTACTGGGTGTTGAAAATGCGATAAAGCGTATAGATGATGCTGTCAAGAAGGCAAGTGATGGTGACTTCACGGCATTGGAAAACGAATTTAAAGACATATCAGAAGCGGCTGGCCTTACCGCAAAAGAGGTGGAACACATATACACCAATACCCAGGACGTAGTAAAGGAACTTGCACA